CAGCGGTCCGATCTGACGGTCTATGAGCAGGCGCAGGGCTTCCAGATGATGCTTGACATGGGCGATACCGTCGAGGACATCGCGGAAAAGTCCGGCTTTTCCGTTACTACCGTCCGGCGCCGTGTGAAGCTCCTGGAACTGGACAAGGACAAGTTCAAAAAGTCCGAGGAGCGCGGCGTCAGCCTGTTCGAGTACATGGAGCTGGAGAAGCTGAAAAGCCCGGAACGCAAAAATGAGATGCTCGACTACATCGGCACCGAGAACTTCAAGTACAAGCTGAAACAGGCTATCGATGCTGAGGCCACAGCCGAGCGCAAGGCGAAATGGGTGGAGCTGTTGAGTGCTTTTGCTACGCAGGTGGAGAGCCGCACGGGATATAGGACGGTCAAAAGTGACTATGTCAGCAGCAAGATTGAGATGGAACGCCCCGATGACGCTGATACCGTTGAATACTTCTTCTGCATTGAAAAGTGGGGCTATATCGCGCTGATGGTCAAGGACGAGCCTACTGCTGCCACGCCAGAAGAGGAGGCGAAGAGGCGCGAGGAGCAGATGAAACAGGAGCGAAAGGACGCCGCAGAAAAGGCGCTGTCCGAAGCAACCGCCCGCGCCTATGAGCTTCGCGCCGACTTCGTGGCTACCGTTTCCGCAGCCGCCATCAAAAAGCGCCTTGCGGATGTCGTGGCGCTGTGGGCTTACGCTGAATACCGAGATGATACCAGCTGGCTAACCGAAGAGGAAATTATGCAGGCTACTGGCGTTGGACCATTTGCCGAAGATGACGAGGACGGCGAGGACGATGCCGCATTTACGCTCCAGGCCGTGACCGACGCGATCGGCAAGACGCCTGAAAAGGCGCTCTTGCGAATGATCTATGCGCGCCTGGGCGATGGCAAATCCGAGGGCTATTTCCGCAGCTACTGGAACAGCTACACCATGAAGCACGAGGAAAACGAGAAGCTGGACCGCATCTATGCGCTGCTCGTCAAGCTGGGCTACGAGATGTCCGACGATGAAAAGGCTCTCCAGGACGGAACACACGAGCTTTTCGGGGAGGTGACCGACGAATGAGAGCGTCTACCTGCAAAGGCTGTGGCGCGGCTATCGTCTGGATCAAAACACCCGGCGGGAAGTCTATGCCGTGTGACGCCACCCCGCGCTATTACATCGAAAAGCCCCGCTCCGGCAGTAAAAAGATCGTCACGCCTAACGGCGAGGTCATTTCCTGCGAGTATACGGAAGATCCGCACAAGGCCACCGGCACCGGCTTCGCTCCCCACTGGGGGAGCTGCCGGGCGGCAGGCAGCTTCAAGTCGAGGGAGGAACGCAATGGATAAGCTGACATGGTATGACGAGGATGGTCGGCTTTACTGCCGCCGTGGGTATGAGGTCGCGCTGGCGCGGCTGGCTTCTTACGAAGCAACAGAGTTGATGCCGGACGAAATCGTAAAGATGGGGATGATGTTCGAGGATAGCAAGCGCTATTCCGGCCGGCTCGAATTGAAGCTGAATGCTGCGGCAAAACGGATGCCCAAATGGGTATCTGTAAAAGAGAGGTTACCGGAAGATCGTAGCAATGTCCTCGTTGTCGCGTATTGGCACGAAAGATGGGGCGTCTATATGGGCTGGTGCGCTCCCGAAAGGGCGAAATGGAGCGTCCATGTCGGCATTGGGGATAGAGACGATGTCGCAGTCACCTATTGGATGCCTCTCCCGGAGCCGCCGAAGGAGGACGACAGAAATGATTGATACCGGGGATGTCACGATGTTCTGCCATTGGAACAAAAGACTGGTCTGCAAAAAGGGCTTTTACTGCGACACCTGCAAACATCAGCTCGCCGCCGACGATAAAGAGAACGGCAAAGCCGAGCCTGTGCAGCTGCGGTGGACTGAGGATTATGACGGAGGCAGAGTTCCCGAATGCCCCTCCTGTGGGAATATGCCGTACAGTTTGGAGCGGTGCATCTTCTGCGGTCAAAGATTTCTGCCCGATGCGCTCACAAAGGAGTGGAGCAAGCCGCCGGAGGAAGTACGCATGGATTGTCCCTCCTGCGGCGGGGAGAATACGCTGGTCGGCGCCAGAGCACGCAGCAACGGACACTTTCACGGTCGATGCACAGCCTGCGGTTGTGTGGTGATGGAATGAAAAGGAGCTTCTATGGAACGATTTGAAAACCTGCTCGATTTTATCAATGAGCTGAACGAGAACGGGCGCATTCCGTACGACGATTACAGTCGCCTTTTTGACTTGGTGCAGGAGTTCGCAGGAGCGGAGGAAGCAATCAACGCCGCCGCGACCGATATTGCCGCCCTGCTGTGGCTGAACGGCAACTGCGAATATTGTGAGCACGGAGAGAAAGAGGAGTTCTGCGGCGCGAACAGATGGCATTGCCGTCTCGGAAACGGCATAGACTGCCGCCCTGTGTGGCGCGGCGCTGCAACGAAGGCCTCCCTGCCGGAGATACACAAGGCAGAGCCGACTTCGCTTCGTGTAAAGCCCAGCCGCGCGGAGACTATGTTCGGGCCGAAAGAGACATGGGCTATCCCTGATAGAGCGGAAGCCGAGGAGACCACGCCGAAGACATACAAGGGATTTCTGCTTATTCGGTGCGCACAATGCGGCGAGCTGCGCGGCTTTTGTGCAAAACAGCCTATCTCGTCCTATCGGTGCGCAACCTGCAACGGAGAGACGCCGCTGCACGATCTCACGTCGGCGCACATCCGCTGCAAGTGCGGAAAGCACTTCAAATACCGGACGAATTTCGAGGAGGACGTCTTCACCTACAGCTGCCTTTCCTGCGGCGCGCCGGTCGATCTGGCCTATAACAAGAAAGCTCGCGCCTATCAGACGGTGCGATGATGCTCGTCATCACCGTTCATGTGAACGCCCCGGCGGGGCAGGCCATTGGCATAAAGGAACAGATCGCTCAGGATTTGGAGCGATACGGAGATACCCGTGTGGTGTCGGTAGAGGTAGTGCAGCCAACATACCGGCAAATGCAGATTGGAGAGACTGTCAGCCGACAGGGTGGCAAGAGGAAGTAAGAACAGATTGGGGTGAGCTATTACGACGCTTTCGGAATTGAATCAGCATTTTGAGCTGATAGAGAAACTGGCAAGGGCAAGGGAGATGCTACAGTCCTTGCGTGACGCGGCTTGCCCCGGCGCGGCTGCCCTCACAGGTATGCCGCATACTCCCGGCATAAAGGATAAGGTCGGCGACCTCGCAGCTGAGATTGTGGATATGGATGCGCGTGTCGGATTTCTGGAGGAAGAGGTCAAGGCCAGCGAGGGGCAGATCATGCCGTTCATTCAAGGCATCGACGATGACCAGACGCGCCTGATCTTCCGGCTGCGCTTCCTGAGAGGGCTCGCGTGGAAAGAGGTCGCAGCGGTCATAGGAGGCCGCAATTCGGAGGATTCGGTAAAGATGGTGTGTTACCGCTACCTCGGTAGTTAAAAGCTGTTCTTCGCTGTTGCAACTCGTTTCTTGATATTCCCCGCACCATGTATTAGGATTAGACTCGTAAAATCCTACATAAGCCAGGCGGCCATCCCTCGCGGGGTGGCCGTCATTCGTTTGGGAAGGAGGTTGAGGCCTGCGCGTTACTCCTTGCGCGCCGGTCATGCGCCGGGTCCGATGTTCGCCAGCAGAGGGCAGCGGTGACATCATAAAAGGAGATTTCCAAAATGTTCGGAATTGTCATTCTGGCCGTCTATGCGGTGCTGATGATCGGCGTCACGCTGATGTTCACCCGAAAGACGACCGACGCAGAGGGCTTCCATGTGGCGGACCGGCGCATCGGCTCGGTGATTGCCGCCATGAGCATCGCCGCCACTTGGATTTGGGCTCCCTCACTGTTCACTTCCTCGGAGATGGCCTATACGCGCGGCATCCCGGGGATGTTCTGGTTTACGGTACCGAATGTGCTGTGCCTGATCCTGTTTATCCCCTTTGCAAAAAGGATCCGGGCGCAGTACCCGGAGGGCATCACCTTGACCGGCTACATGGCGGAGCGCTATCACTCCGGCAAGGTCAAGGGCGTCTACTCCTTCCAGCTCGGCGCGCTGACCGTTCTTTCAACGGCAGTGCAGCTGCTCGCCGGGGGAAAGACGCTGGCCCTCATTACGGGGCTGCCATTCTGGAGCATGACGCTCGCCCTGGCAGCTATCGCATATTCCTACTCCCGCTTCTCCGGGCTGAAAGCCTCCATCATCACCGATGTTGTCCAGCTGGGCATTATTCTCATAGGTGGCGCTCTACTGGTCGTTCTGAGCCTTCGCATGACCGGCGGCTTTGACACGGTACGGGCAGGGCTCGGTGCTGTCTCCGGAGAATATACCTCGCTCACCTCCTCCGCGGGCATTGAAGTCTTGCTGGGCTACGGTCTGCCGATGGCTGTCGGTCTGATCTCCGGCCCGTTCGGGGATCAGTGCTTCTGGCAACGAGCTTTCGCAATCAGGCGCGACCGCATCGGCAGATCGTTTTTTGCCGGTGCGCTTTTGTTTGCGCTCGTTCCGATCTGCATGGGAACGGTGGGCTTCCTTGCCGCAGGCTCCGGCTTTGCGTCCAGCGACACCGGCATGGTCAACTTTGAATTCGTTTCCTCGCTGCTTCCGACATGGGTGCTGGTCCCGTTCCTGTTTATGATTATCTCCGGCCTGCTCTCCACGGTGGATAGCAACCTTTGCGCGGCAGCGTCGCTCACGACAGACTGGCTCGGCATTGGGAAGGATACGGTGCAGACTTCGCGCCGCACCATGCTTTGCCTGCTGATCGTGGCTATCGCCATCGCCAACATTCCCGGCCTGACGGTGACATACCTGTTCCTGTTCTACGGAACGCTCCGCGCTTCGACGCTGCTGCCGACGGTCATGACGCTGCTCGGTAAGAAGCTGACGGGCAAGGGCGTTTTTGCCGGTGTGCTGACCGCGCTGTGTGTCGGGCTTCCGATCTTCGCCTACGGCAATCTCGCCGGCATTCCGGCTGTGAAAGCGGCAGGCAGTCTGACGACCGTCCTGTCCAGCGGCCTTGTCGCTGTTATCGCCTCGAGAAAGGCGGTGAGAGCATGAGTCTCGGAAAGAAGCAGAGGATCGACAACAGCGCATGGCTGGAAGCCGTTGCAACTATCGAAGAAGCCGTTTCCCGCGCAGAGCTGGACGAACTTACTGCCGCGACCGTGGCGGACATCAAGGCCGTGACGGCTGGGAAGTGTGCTGCCTACGCATGGAGCGCTGGTAAGGACAGCATTGTCCTTGGCAAACTCTGTGAAGCGGCCGGCGTCACCGATAGCATGATCGGCGTGTGCAACCTGGAATACCCCGCCTTTGCCGCATGGATCGAGAAGCATAAGCCGGCAGGCTGCGAAGTCATCAACACGCATCAGGATATCGACTGGCTGGTGAAGCATCAAGAGATGCTTTTCCCCAAGGACTCCGCCGCGGCCGGACGATGGTTTTCTATCGT